GGCCAGAAGGCCACGATGGAGGATTACCTTGACTGTGCCTTCAAAGCGCTGTTCCGCGATCAGGTCTTTTTCATGACCGGGAACGGTGTACAAGTGGACGTCCGGGATATCATCACGCTGGGTACGCAGACCCTGACCTCCTTTGGGGATGGTCTCTACCTGTGCGCCAAGGACGGAAAGCTCATCGCCAACGTGCCGACTATCGGTACCGGGACACCAACCTCACTCACGAACGGGCAGTTCCTGTATGCGAACAACGGCAAGATCGGCAGCCGGACAATTCCGCTCTCGGCGCTGACGGATGGTGTGATCAAGGCAGGTGATTCTGTCACCACAGCAAATATGGTGATGAACGGATATATCACATCGTCCTCGACGGAGCTGTTCTTTGAGGTTCCTCTCGGAAAGCTCATCACCGCAGCATCCGCCACCCTTACCGCAGGAACCTTTACCGTCCGTACCATCAACGGCTATGCCTATAACAAGGCATCCGGATCTGGCGGCTCGTACAGCGGCCTCACCGCGACGAACTTCACGCCGGTTGTCGCCCTCAACAAGCCCAGCGGTACCGTCCGCATCCGCCTGCTCAACTCCACCAAATGGACACAGTCCAGCGGAACGGCTATCACAAACAACACGCCGATCAGTGTGGTCGGCACCCTGACGCTTAAGTTCGCCTAAGCGCCGCACCATATCGATTGACGAAGGCATCCAATTCCGGGTGCCTTTTTCAGTGCATAAAACTCAAATCAAAGGAGGATTTTCACTATGAAAGAGTTTTGGAACCTGTGTCAGTTTCTTTTCACCGCTGCCGGAGGGTGGCTTGGCTACTTCCTCGGCGGCTGCGACGGCCTGCTGCTCGCTCTGGTGCTCTTTGCTGTTGCCGATTACATCACCGGTGTCATGTGCGCTATCTCGGATAAAAAGCTGTCCAGCGAGGTCGGTTTCAAAGGTATCTGCCGCAAGGTCATCATCTTCATGCTGGTAGGCGTCGCGCACGTCATCGACGTCAATGTGATCGCAACGGGCTCTGTGCTCCGCACGGCAGTCATTTTCTTCTACCTCTCCAACGAGGGCGTGAGCCTTCTGGAGAACGCCGGTCACCTTGGCCTGCCGATCCCGGAGAAGCTGAAGATCGTGCTGGAGCAGCTGCATGACCGATCTGAGAAAAGCGACGAGTAACCAGTTGTCAGGGGTAAGGTATGGTGCCTTGCCCCTTCTCTTACGAAAGGACGGAAATAACAATGGGATATACTAACAGCAAGATGGTGGCTTACACCAAGCTCAGCCCGAATCACTCCGGGCAGCGAACACATACCATCGACCGCATTACTCCTCACTGCGTCGTCGGCCAGTGTACAGCGGAAGGCCTCGGAGACTGGTTTGCCAAGTCCTCGACGCAGGCCTCCAGCAACTATGGCATTGACCGTGATGGCCGTGTCGGTCTTTACGTCGAGGAGAAAAACCGCTCGTGGTGCTCCTCCAGTAACGCCAACGACCAAAGGGCGATCACCATCGAGTGCGCCTCTGATACCGCAGAGCCTTACGCCTTCCGGGACGTCGTTTACCAGACGCTGATCAAGCTCTGCGTTGATATCTGCAAACGTAACGGCAAGAAGAAGCTCATTTGGTTTGGAGACAAGGACAAGACCCTGAACTATTCTCCGAAGTCAGACGAGATGATCCTGACGGTGCACCGCTGGTTTGCCAACAAGTCCTGTCCGGGCAACTGGATGTATGCTCGCATGGGCGATCTGGCAAACAAGGTCACAGCGCAGCTTGGCACCTCCTCCGACACACCCGTCAAGACCTCTGGCACACAGGCTAAGGTGCTGGCCGGACTGTCTGAGGGTGACGTAATCAAGACGGTCGGTGCTCTTTTCACTGCAGATATGAATAAGTCTGGCATCCTCGCCTCTGTATCTCTGGCACAGTTCATTCTGGAATCCGGGTACGGGAAAAGCGAGCTCGCCCAGAACGCCAATAATGTCTTTGGCATGAAGAAGTCCCTCTCCGGAAATACATGGGACGGATCTTCGTGGGACGGCAAGTCCGTCTATACCAAAAAGACACAGGAGGATGACGGTTCCGGGAAGCTCTATACCATCACGGCAGACTTCCGCAAGTATCCGTGCATCGAGGATTCCATCGCCGACCACTCCGCATACCTCTTGGGTGCGAAGAACGGCAGCAAGCTCCGCTATGATGGGCTCAAGGGATGCAAGGATTATAAGAAAGCAGTGCAGATCATCAAGGATGGCGGCTACGCCACCAGTACGTCCTACGTTTCCAAGCTCTGCAGCATCATCGAGAGATGGAACCTCACGCAGTACGACAAGGCCGAGGCTCCTGCTGCGGTCAAATGGTACCGCGTCCGTAAGAGCTGGTCGGATGCCGCTTCCCAGAAGGGAGCCTATAAGGTACTGGCCAACGCCAAGAAGTGCGCGGATGCCAATCCCGGTTATTCTGTTTTTGATGATGCCGGAAAAGTCGTCTACGCAGGAAAGGCGGCGGTCAAGACCCCCTTCCTCGTCCGCGTGGATATCAGTGACCTGAACATCCGCACTGGAGCCGGAACCAACTACTCCCGTACCGGCCAGTACACTGGCAAGGGTATCTTTACGATTCTGGAGGTCAAGTCCGGTCAGGGCTCTGACGCTGGTTGGGGACGCCTCAAATCCGGCGCTGGCTGGATCTCCCTCGACTATACAACACGCATCTGATCTGTTGCCGCTTGTGGGCTTTGTGCCTGCAGGCGGCTTTTTTCATTTTCCTTCGTCAATCCGCCCATCTCACCTCCAGTGGAAAGTGACTGGAGGTATCCCTTATGACCAATGAACAAAAAGAACAGATTAAAAAGCTCCGGGACTCTGGCTACGGATATGCCACGATCGCAGAGGCACTCGGCCTGACGAAGAATCAGGTGTCTGCCTTCTGCCGCAGGAATAACCTCTCCGGGAACACCGCTGATCCGGATAAAAAGGAAATGCCGAACGTGGGCTGCTGCCGTTGCTGCGGAAAGCCCCTCGCGCAGGTCTCCGGCAGGAAAGAGGCAAAGTTCTGCTCTGACGCCTGCCGGAATAAGTGGTGGAACGCCCATCTCGATCAGGTCAACCGCAAGGCCATCTATGAATACACCTGCCCTTGCTGCCACAAGCCCTTCACGGCCTACGGCAACAGCAAGCGGAAGTACTGCTCCCACGAGTGCTATATCCGAGCCCGGTTCAAAGGTGGTGATGGCCATGAATGAGGATCAGTTCGAGCGCGAAAAGCTCTATCAGGCCACCATGAATATGTTTCAGGGCATGCTGAAGGCAGGCGTAATCACCGAGGAGCAATACGCCATAATTGATACAAAAATGCTCGAAAAGTACCGGCCATTATTGGGTACATTATTCTCAGAAAACGCTTGCTATGTAACGCCTTTAGAGTGATGTATAGACCTGTGAAAGGAGCTGATTTTATGGCAAAAATACGAAAAATCGAGCCCGTGATGCCGACGCTGCCGACCCGGAAAAAGGTCGCTGCGTATGCCAGAGTGTCGATGAAAACCGAACGGCTCCACCACTCGTTATCAGCGCAGGTCAGCTACTACAGCGATCTGATCCAGCGCAACCCGGAATGGGAGTACGCAGGGGTCTATGCTGACGACGGCATCACAGGCACCAAGGCGAATAGCCGAGAGGAATTCCAGCGCATGCTGGAGGATTGCGAGGCCGGGAACATTGATATCATCCTGACCAAGTCCATATCAAGGTTTGCCAGAAACACGGTAGACCTTCTGGAGACCGTCCGGCACCTGAAGGAGCTGGGCGTTAGCGTTCGTTTTGAGAAGGAGAACATCGACTCCCTCTCAGGCGACGGCGAGGTTATGCTGACACTGCTGGCCTCCTTCGCACAGGAAGAAATCACCAGCCTCAGCAACAATGTGAAATGGGGTATCCGGAAGCGCTTTGAAAAAGGCATCCCGAACTTCCGGAACAAGATCCTCGGTTACGAATGGGAGGACGACCACCTTGTGGTGGTTCCGGAGGAAGCGGCCATTGTGAAGCGCATCTTCCAGAACTTTCTGGACGGCAAGTCGCGTCTGGAAACGGAGCGCGAGCTGAACGGCGAAGGCATCACCACAAAGGCCGGATGCAAATGGTGCGATTCCAACATCAAGGTAGTCCTCTCCAACATCACCTACACCGGGAACCTGCTTCTGCAAAAGGAGTACATCGAAGATCCCATCACGAAGAAGCGCCGGAAGAACAAGGGCGAGCTTCCGCAGTACTTTGTGGAGAACACCCACGAGGCGATCATCGACATGGAGACCTTCCAATTTGTGCAGGACGAGATGGCCAGACGCCGCAAGCTCGGTGCCCTTGCCAACAAGAGCCTGAACACCTGCTGCTTCACCGGCAAGATCAAATGCCCCTACTGCGGCTTCAGCTACATGCACCACATCCGCAAACGCGAGAACGGCACCGAGAATTACTGGAAGTGCGG